AGTATTACCCCGCCACTTCGTAACCGTGACTTCGTAACCGCATGTACTATCCGCTCCGCTAACATCCGCCCGTAACACGTTCCAACACGCACGCCCTCCCCCCGCCGGGGAGCCTGCCCGGCCGACGGGGGGGGGCGCAACGTTCACTTGGCAACAAGCCGTCACCCGAAGAGGAGTTATTTTTATACCGAGCGTTAAAGTGAAAGGCATGGCCTTGAAGCGTTTGCGGCGAATGCCCCAGCGTAGGAACCGGTTTGTCCGGTCTCGCAGGCGAGTTTTCAAGCGTAGACTGCGATTTCGCCGCCGTCCAATTTCTACATTATTTACTAAACTTACTCGTTCTGTGCAAGTATATTCTGATGCAAGAACTGGTGGTGTGGCTTCCCTGCATCAAACGTTGGAACAATTTTCTGAACATAAGAACCTCGCACCAAATTTTGAACGTGTGAAGATATATAGACTGAATGTAAGGGTTTTTCCACAACAGAACGTTGCGAATAATACGTCATCGCGAGTTACTAATTATGCTATTGTACCATATCATCGACCTCTTGTGAAACCTGCTACTCCGAACTTTCCGACCTGTTTATCTATTGATAAGAGCAAGATACGAAGGATGACGCAATTTGGACGTATGAGTTTTGTGCCTGCTGTTCGTCTTGGTACTGATACGGAGACCTCTACTTTATATAATACTACAAAATGGCGACCTGAGTTTGATATAGGAGTTGATGCGGATAAGGAAATATTATATTGTGGATTTTTATGTTTTGAGGGAGATAGTACTATTGCGGAATCGCATCCTGTTAATTTTACAGTTGTTATGGATTTGTTTGTTAAATATAAAAATCAACGCTCATTTATTTAAGCCATGTATTCTTTATTTGTAATGCGACGTTCAAAAGCGGCTGTTGTATAGCCTACAAATTTGTATAATTCGTCTGTATCAACATTTGATGTAATAAAAATTTTTTTGCTTGTAAATTCTTGAAAAGCTCCTTTCACTTGTACCTTGTATGGGTAGCGGTCCATTATTTTCAGCATTTCGTCGTATTTGATCCATCCGTAGAAGTCGTCTATGATGACGCTGTCCTGTTGTTCGTATCCGTCCCACCACAATCCGCGTGGTTTATAGTATATTGACTCAGTGTTGAATGCTTGTGCCTCTTCAAGTGCTCTTCTAGATTTGCCAGTCCCCGGCGGTCCCCAATAATAATATACTTCAGTCTTGAAATCGCGTTGTTTGATCGGGTTAACCAGTTGCAGCATTCTTTCGATTCCACGGAAGTAGCGTATGTATGTCGTAGGATGTTCGGTGGCAATATCTCGTATCGTTGGCCTCTTTTCGTGAATGAATTCCACCAGAGATTGCAGATCATTGCGTTGCCCTTGTTTGTTAGGTACGCCCGATTCAAAAAATATGCCTGATTTTGAACAGTATTTTTGGTTTTGTTCGTCTGTCCCATTTGCCTTCTCAATATGGATGCTGTTATCGAGGTGCTTCTTGATGGTACTGAAGCGTGTTGGTTTATTAAGGTTACAGAAACCTTGGAGATGGGGCATTCCTGTAGTTGGAGCGTATTCTTCTCCCACGATTCCATATTTGCAGAATTTTTCAATAAACTTTTCGCACTTTTCGTATGCTTCGACTGGATGGTCGTTCCACGTGAAGCAGAATCGGCGCACTGTACGGTTTGCCATCGTGCAACGAAGTGGCGGGTAT